TGTTTTAAATACTATATTTTGCGATGCACCATGATGTGCTATATCCCAATTTATACCACCTGTATATTTTAGGTCGCCTGTTGTTTGCTCTATATCACCTGTAACTGTAAGTTTACTGCTTGGCGAAGTTGTGCCAATTCCAACGTTACCACCATTAAAATATGAATTTCCATTCATTGATATTTGTGCTTTGGTAGTACCTCCAGAGTTTCTAAATCCATAACTTTGGTCACTAAATACTCTGACATAATTACCGCCATAAAAAGCAGTATTACTGCTCTCTGTTATTTTAATAATCCCAGCAACATCTAATGGTGTTGAGGGATTACTCATATTAATTCCAACATAACCTGATGAGTTTATCCTTACTCTCTCACTTCCACCTGTAGCAAAAGCAATAGTGTTGTCAGTATTAGGATTAAACATACCTGTATCAACATCACCATTAAATGAGTAAGCTGGATTAGATGCAACTCTTCCTGAGTTTGTTGCTTGTATCAATGCTTCTTTAGAGTTACCAACTCCTACTTGCACATTACCATTTACATGAAGTGGTGAAGCAGGCGAACTTGTGCCAATTCCAACCGAGCCCGCTGAAGTAATAGTTAATCTTCTTGTATTACCTGTTTTTATACCAAGACCATGACTTGTTGTTGTACCAAATTCCATATCTGTAGTTGAATCTACATAAGCAAAGTTTGCCTTAACTGCACCACCACTTCTTTGCCATTCAGACAATGCTACATCACCATTAGCTGTGTAATTACCTGTAAATGTTGCTACTGGTGCATTAGCAGTTGGGTTTGTAACATCTAATTTGGCGATTGGTGAACTTGTGCCAATTCCAACCCTGCCTGATGAGTCTATTCTTACTGTTTCTGTATTACCATTAGCAAATCTTATATATCCATCAGTTTGATATAAACTTCCACCACCCTCATTGTGAATGTCATATTTAGTGCTATTAATAGTGCCTGAAAGGTGAAGGTCTTTGAATCGTGTATCAGATTTCCCAAGGTCAAGAGTATTATCTAATTGAGCACCCGCAGAATTTACAGGTATAACTTGATTATTACCGCCATCTAATTTAATACCTGCATTGCGGTTATCTGCAATATATAAATCGCCTGAACTAACAGTACCAATACTTCCAACTGTTGAGCCATTTTTTCTGAATGCTAATATTTCACCATCATCAGTAAGTCTGTTTAGATAAAGTGTAGTACCTCCACTTCTCGCAAAAGCTGAAGCACTATTTGGTCTTAAATTTATACCAGTTGAAGAATTACTACTTGATAATCCAATATCAGTAGTACCCACCAAGAATCGTCCTGATGAGTCTATTCTTGCTCTTTCAGCAGCACCAGTAAAGATAACAAAGTTATTACCATTAGCACCTGCTAAAACATTTGAATTTGAACCAGTATTACCTGTAGTGTCATCTTCAAAACCAATATAAGAACCAACATCACTTGATTTAAGTCCAGCAGCTACATTAGTTGTTCCTGAATCTATGTAAAGTTTATGTGCTGGAGAATCAGTCCCTATTCCAACATTACCTGAACTAACAACTGTAACTTGACCTGTTGTTGAAGAAAGTCCGTTAGGTCTCAAGCGAACAGTTCCACCGCTTCCTGATGTACTTAAAGTTGTATTTGTATCAGAAGAAGTAAAATGTGTATCTGCTGTAACTGTACCTGCAAATATAGCATTTTGAGAAGTATCTAGTGTTAAAGCAGTAGTATTGTTTGACCTTAATATAACCTGAGATGCATCAGACTGAAGTTGTAAAGCACCGCCTGTATTTCTAAGTATGCTTCCATTGGTAGACATGAAAATATTTCCACTACTTGTTATAGCACCTGTTACATCCAATGCTTGAGTTGGTGCTGTGTTACCAATACCCAATCTTTCAGCACTAGCATCCCAAAATAAACCTTGCGTTGAGCCTGTATCATCATAGAAGGAGATGTCTCCGCCTTCTGTAATTCTTAATGCCTGAACGCTGCCAACATCTACTTGAAATCTTGGAGCTCCTCCTACATTACTAGCATCAACGTCTAATACCGCAACGCCATTTAAATCAGAATATATATTTAAAAAAGAACTGTTACTGCCGTTTCTAATTGATATATTAGATGAGGTATTTCCACTATTAACAGTCAAACCATCAGTTGTAGTTGTTCCTGTTACGTCTATGCCTGCTGAGTTTACAAGCACCTTAGTTGAACCACCTGCATCTTGTAATTTAAGGTTCGTTGCAAGAATGTTTAAATCACCTGAACCAACCTCGTGAATATACGACTGATTATTAGCTGAGTGATATATCTTTAAGTCATTACTAGCACCGAATAACGCTTTGTCATCATCGCCAAAATTTATGTCAGCAGAGGTAGTCATGCCGTCTGTGGTGATAACGCCTGTTACGTCTATGCCTGTTGAGGTTGTGGCTAGTTTGGCACTATTGTTGTGATATAAAGTTACTGCACCGCCATCTGTAGCAGTAATCATATTTTGTGAATTAGCTGAATTATTTAATTGAAGGTTAGTAGCTAGTATTTGTAAATTTCCAGTTCCCGCATCTTTAATATAACTATGACTACCATCATGATAAATCTGTAAATCTGCACCATTACCAAACTGTGCTTGTATATTGTCATCTAATCTTATTTTATGTGAGAATTTAAAAGCATTAGCACTTGTATTCCATAAAATAGTAGCATTTTGGGTAGCACTTACAGCATCTTGAATGGTAATACCTGCACCATTAGCTGAAGCAGACGAATCGCCTGTTGAATAGTTAAGGGTAATGTTTTTGTCTTTTACGTTTAGGTCATCTGTGTTTACAGTTGTGGTTGTACCTTGAACTGTTAGATCCCCAGTAACAACCAGGTTAGCCATTTGTGAATTACCAGTAGAGGTAATTGCACCAGAGCTGATAGTACCTAAAGTAACATCATCACTGTTTTCTATTTTTGTGCCTAGTTGTGTTTGTATGCTACCTGTTACACCATCTACATAATTTAATTCAGTAGCAGTTGCGGTAATTGCTGTACCGCCTATAGATAATACATCTACCTCTGCTGTTCCAGTAATGTCTATGCCAGAACTAGTTGTTTCAAACTTAGGTATATTATTATGATAAAGAGTTACAGCTCCGTTAGTTCTAAATTGCAAACCAACTTCATTATTGGTGTCCATGATTTTGACATACGAAGAACCTCTTAATCTTAATTCTCCTGTACCTTCATCACTAATTATACTATTACTACCATCATGGTAGATTTGTAGGTCTGAAGAGTTGCCGAATATGGCTTTTTTTCCATCTGCAAAATTAACTTGGTTTGGGTTTAAATTGATCTGTGTACCAGAGCTACTAAAGATTGCATCAAGAGAGTCTAAGTCAGCATTAAGCGAAATACCCCAGGTATCTTCTGCTGCACCTGGTTCTGGTTTTGTTAAGTTTAGATTGGTTGTATATGTATCTGCCATTTAAGCTGCCTCTTGTTTGTCAAGTGTTTCCCAGTTCGTAGATGGATTGGTTGCGTCTGTCCAAGTATTGCTAGGAGCTGTATTTTCTGTCCATGTTGCTGATGATACAACTATCTCTTGCCAATTCTCACTACCAACAACTTGGTCTGTCCAGTCTTCGCCTGGAACTATTATGTCTTCCCATTTTAAACCACCGACTGCATTAAAGCCACTTGTTTGGTTGATGGTAGCTTCCATCTTCTTAAATACTTCAGACTGTGCAGATACGTTAGATACTGCTGCGATAGTAACTTTACCTAGGTCTGTGTCTTTTGCTATAGCTATAACATTAGATGTTGCAGCTATAGTTGCACTTGCTTGATCTGTTTGTGTTCCAGAAGCATCAAAGTCTGTTACAGCTTGAATGGTTGCAATAGCAACAAGTTTTCTACTACCAATACTTGTAAAGTTAGTAACCGCCTGTATGGTTGCAGTTGCTATATCTGTGTCAGCACCAACAGCTAAGAAGTTTGTGGTTGCCTGTATGGTTGCAGACTGTTGGAATTGTGTTCTGCCAAATCCTGTTAAGTTAGAATTTGCCTGTATGGTTGCTACACCTGATACAGTATTTCTAGCGGTTGCGCCAGATGTTGCGGATACGGTTGCTTCAGCTTGAAAAGCTAAATCGTTAAATTTTGACCTGGAATAATAGCCTTTGTTATAGCCTATACTGGCCATGACGTTAAGCTAGTGTTACGTCTAAATCACCAGCGTTAAATCTAAATACATCTCCTGTGCTTACAGTCTTGGAAGCGTCTAGGTTAGCGTATGCTAATAAGTTTCCAGATGATGATGCGTCTAAAATACCAACTGCTACGATAGTTCCTAAGTTTGCAGTTGCAGTAGGATACTCAATCGCTGATGGGTTGGTTGCGGTAGTTGGGTTAGTACCAGATACATTGAATGTACTTGATCGTCTTACATAGCCTCCGCCTGTTGCTTCAGTTCCACCGCCTGTATCAGTTGGTGCTACTGTATATAAAGCAACATATAATGTTGTGGGCGCTGTATAAGCATTGCCACCAAAGACATGTTCTAAGACCTTGTCTTCTAAATAATCACTAAATCCTGCCATTCTGTTCTCCTAATTATTTTTAAAAATGTAAGTATTTCTGCCAGTTTTTCCGTAAGTTTTTCGTCTTTGCATTAAAGATCCCTTACCAAACTCTGCTTTCTCTTGTTCCATTCTAATCTCTTCTATAGCCTTTTCAAACTGTGATGAGAATAAAGCAACCCTGTCATCTTCCATAAGGAATATAGAGGCATGCTTTAAAGCACCGTATAGGTATGCGTCTGGATATGATGTAGAAATAAAATTCGTTGTATTCGTATCACTTAGCGCATTTATAGAGCCATAGTATGTTAATTGTAACGTATAACTTGAGTCTGGTGTAGGTGCTAATTCAATTGTATTGTCTACCAATGCAAAGTAAACGGGTTGGCCTGTAGCATTACCTTTGCTTTTTCTATAAACATCCATTGATTCTATAGACTGTTGGAACAATGGACTAAAGTCATTGCTGTCTATTTGCACGTTAATAGCTTCCAACCAATCTGTTGGTAATGATAAATACTGGCCGTCTACGGTTGCAGTAGCTCTTTTTACCATATCTTTATTTCTTAATCTTCTGTTTAACTCTGCTTCTGTAGCGTCAATGAAAAAATCTAACTGGTTGGTCAAATCAGATCTATTAAGAAAACTTGCAATATTAGTCTTTAACTCATCGTATGTCATACTTTACCTTTCCATGTTCTAAATGGTTTGTTATCTGAATGGTTTAACCAATCTTTCCATTTTGCAGAATCTTGCGCCCATCCTTCTCTAACAGCTCTTTGATATACAATCATTGGAACTTCTGCTATATGTCTAAGATCTTTGCCTGGAGCTTGTTCAGACAATTGTTTTACATATTCCAAAGTAGGATTAACATCCTGTTTGGTATGGTATATAAACTTATTATCCTCTGTTGCAAATACAGATTTAAAGTTTTTTTTATGATCTATTACTGTGGTTTTTGCCATGCTTAATTTTAGCACAAAAAAAAGGGAAGCCGAAGCCTCCCTTAAAGTTATTGACTAACTCTACTAAGTAGTTAAGTCAGCAACGATGCCGTGTGCAGCTTCGTTACCTACTTCCAAACCATACTCAACAAGCAACATTTTTGTTACTGCGTCTCCAACTGTAGCGATATCAACTGTTTTAAAGTCTCTTAAGTAAGAAACTTTAGCATATTCTGGATCTACTAATAATAGTGATCTATCTCTACTGAAGTTAGATGGTACGATTTTTAGCTCGCCAAAGTCTGATGCGTAAATAGAAACAGAAGCCTCTACTGTGTTTGCATCAACAAATTGTCTAGCTTGAGATCTACCTGTGAAACCAGAAATAACTTGCTTGTTTACTGGACCACAAATCGCTAGTGAAGGCTCACCACCGTTTTGGAAGCAAGATTGTAAAACTGACTTTAATAAAGGTTCAGTTAAAGCTCTTGCAGTTCCGTCTGTTGGAGCAGCACCCTCACCAGCACCAGCACCATTAGTTCCTCTTGATACGTTTGAAGTCATCCAAGATTCAAAACCACCAGTTACTCTAGCTTGCGTGTTACTACCAGTTGTTCTAGCACCTTTTTGACAAAGAGCTGTTTCCATATCTCTTTTCAAAGCTTTAGCCATAATAGCTAATTGGTGAGCCATTTCTGACTTTTTACCAGCAGGATCACTTGTTTCCTGAGAACCAGATACTGTTGCATCTCTTTTTGAAATCATTGCAACATTAGTTTTTCTTACTGTTGCAGTAGAAGCAGATGTAGAACCGTCTAATCTGAATCCTTCAATTTCACCAGTTGCGTCTACTGTTGGTAGAGCTTCTGTTTGCCAATCAAAAACTACGTTCTTAATTGAGTTTTTACCGATTGATGACATAAAAGGCGTTGCTGTTGGAGAAATGTTATAGATAACATTGCTTAATTGTTCTCTATCAGCCTGCGCATCGTATGTATCAAAGACATTATTTATTTGAGCCATGATATTTTCCTATTTTAAAATTTATATTAATTGTTCAAAAACTTTAGCTGCGTCTTGCAATTTGCCAGATTTAGCTAATCTTTGTTTTGCTCTCTTTACAGGTGCTACCGATTTTCTTTTATTAGAAGTACCAGGCCTTGCAACTCTAGCTGGTGCTTTTTGTGTTGGTTTTTTCTTGACAGTTTCAGCAATTTTATCACTTAACCATGCCTTTCTTAAACCAAGTAAAGCTCTCCAGTCATATACAGAGTTGATCTCTTCTTGGGTATATCCCAAGACATTAGTTGCGTAATTTGCAATCTCAGCTTTTTCTTTACTGGCAACCTCTTGGTTCTGCCATTCTGGAATAACCTCAAGTAGCTTTGTTTGTCCCTCTTCAACTTGTTGTTGAATAAGTTTTTGCTGTTCAGCAAATGACTCTTGTTGGAGTCTTTGTTGTTCAGCTTGGACAGCCTCTAGCTTTTGCTTTTGTTCATTCCAAACTTGCTGTTGTCTTACATAACCAACTGGATCATCTTCATATAATGCGTTCCAATCTGGCTCTTCGCCTAAAGCACTATTCAACTGTGCTTCCATTTTCGGTAATAACTGCGAATAGATCGCATCCCTTTGCTCTAACTCTGATTGTTTCTGCTCAATAGTTTTACGCTGTTGAGAGAGTTCTTGAGTTTTACGCGTATAATCTTGCTGACGAGAATATCCGTTGACGAGTTCCTCTTGCGTGACTTCTACCTCTTGGCCATCTACTTTTACAGTAAATGTTTGAAGTTGCGGAGCTTCCTCTTCAACATCTGTGTGTTCATCTTCAACCTCTTCGCCATCTTCTAACTCATCTATAATTTCTTGATCTAATTCATCTTCAAGAAATTCAGAATCATCTTCAATGACTTCTTCTTGTGCCACATCTTGTTCTTCTAAAACATCTTCAACATTATCCTCTTCAGGTGTTAGTATGCTTTCAAACGCAGACGCAGCTAATTCTGTGTCGCTTTGTAAAGCAGTCGGTTTTCCGTTATTGCTCATAAATACTCCTTAAATGTATTTATAAGTATTTTATATCAAGAATGTGTGAAAAGGGAAGTATTAACCAATATTTCTAATTTTGTTAATATTTGCTTTTGTTAGCTTTCCTTTCTCTGCAAGGATACGCAGATGTCTTTCAACCTCTGGCAATAGTAATAAAGACCTATGTAAGTCTTCTCTGATGTTTACATCTTTGATGTCTCTGGAATTTAACCAATGCGTGATGTACTCATTTTTTAAGTTTTCCATAGCATTTTTAAAGACATCTGATTTGAGTAATATTTCTGCTTGTTCTGCCTGTACGGCTTCTTCGTGTGTAATAGACATTATCTAAATAAGTTTATAGGTGGTAAAGATCCTCTGGATAACGGTCTGCCGTATTCCTCTTGTCTTCCCATACCGTAATCTTGCGGTTGTAGTAAAGACTGTGGAGGTGTTTGTATTGGCGCTCTTGGTATTTCTGGTTGCGTCAATAGTGAAGGTACTTGTATATGTGTTTGTCTAGCAGGTGGTGCTATGGGCGGTGCTATAGGTACTGGAGTTTCTCTTGGTTGTTGAGATATACCACTAGCCATAATGTTTGCTATAGGTTGTTGTATAGACATTGGTTGGTCAACCCTTGCCATAGCTTGTTTTTCTACAGGTAAATAGTTTGGCTTCGGTGGCATAAAATAATTACCAGTGTATGCCATTGGTGGTGTTTGTTGAAAGTTTGGGATATCTCCCATTTGTCCTAGTCTTGTTTGAAAAGCGCCTTTACTCATATTAGCCTGTTATTAATCTATCCATTTTTTCGTCTAGTTTATCTAAACGGTCTATAACTCTATCTATGCTTATTGCAAATTCCTCTTTAGTAACGTATTTGCTAGCAACCTCTTCCCGAGTCTTGTTTACGAGTATATCAATTCTTTTGGTTTCTGTCGCGTTAGACCTAATGCTATGAATGATTGGCATAATTACAAGTGTAATCATTACATTCCAAAATAACAATGTAGTAATGTCCATCATCAATAGCTCCAAATATGCGGTCTTGGTCTACCGTTTGCATCTTTAGATATATCCAAGTGTATAAACCTTGCATCTCCTTTTTGATTAACTCCAACCCCAGTAAAACCATAGTCAGTAGCTTTTGACAATACTTGTAGAGCTTGGTTTCCTCTTAAATATATGTCAGCTGCTAAACCTAAAGCGTGCGTGCCTGGTGCGGACTTATTCTTTTCTATAGGATGATCTGCACATCTATAACCGCTTGTAATCTTAAACGGAAAACCAACCTCTGTTCTTAGCAATTGTAACTTATCTATAAGCTCTGGTTCAATCTGATTTTCACCACAATGCTTGCAAGCGAACTCTTCTAGGTTAAAATTTTCCCAAGTCATTTTGTTAATCCTTTTGTCTTTTCATAAGATCTCATACCACCAAGACCAAGCATACCCATAAGGACTGGTAGCATCGTTGATGTATCTGCTTGCGGTACTTCTATACCAAAAGGAGCAGCGAGAGGACTAATTAAAAAGTTCACTGCAAATCCTGCAACACACACCCATGCTGTAGCTGGTCGCCAAGATGATTGAAACCAGTTGCCTTTGGCTTCTTCTTTGTTGACTTCTATTTGTGCTTTGGCAATCTCATGGATGTGCTTTTGCGACATGGTGGCAATTTCATGTGCAATCTTTTGTTTTTGATCTGCGTCTGGAATTACCTTATCAAGTAGTTTCGTTACTGGTTTTATCAGTTTGTCTATCATTGTGTAATCCTATAAAGTATTCAGCGTCTACTAAAGCCAACGGCTTTGTTCTATTTCTCTTTATTATAACTAAAGGTTCGTAACCTTTACAGTTTTCTTGCGATTGTTCGTATGCTTTCCACACATTTACCGCTTCTTGGTTCTTACACTCTATAGAATATGGAAACTGTCTTCGGGATAGAACTCCCATGATGACATCTTCTCCATTAGATCCCATTGGTCTGGATTCTAAATCTTCTGAATCAAAGCCTAATAACTCAATGAGTTTATCTACAACCCATTGTTGTAAAGCTCTGCCTTTTGCCTTTGCAGACGATGGCCTCACTTTTTCTTTTTCTTGTACGTTACTTTTTTACCAGCTTTTTTTGCTGCTGCTTTTGCTGCTTTCATACCTTTTGATGTGTATGAGAATTTTTTATTTCCTACTTTTGGCATTGTTTTCTCCTTGTGATTTTAAGAACTGTTTATTTGCTTGTCTCTGTAAAGATCTTTCTAAAAGTTTATCTATTAATTTGGCTATTTGCTTCACTTGCCTTTTTTCATTTTATTACTTATCCACATGTTTTTAACAAGTGATGGTTTTTTACCAAACTTTTTATCTGCTTGTGATTTTGCAGAAGAGTAACCCTTCTTACCTTTTAAGGTTGTCTTCTTGCCTTTGTATTTCATATCCCATACGTCTACCATTTTTTACAACTCCAATATCTTGCGGTTAATTTACTAGGTGGATTGGTATCACATTTATGCCTAGCGCGAAAAGACTTGCGCCTTTTTGGTTGGTCTTTTTTTATAGTCATCTTCGGATCACCAAATCTTATTAGTCTAATCTTATCACCGACTTTTGCTAGCACAGCAAATTTCTTAGACTTTCCTGGTGTTCTCTTTGGTTTGTTATAACCAGCGAATCGTTCGCCTCTATATGTTAATGCCATTAGTGTACCGCTCTTTCTTCGTAATATATTATTTCTGCATCTTGGGTAACTTCGCCACCAGACATAAGAGCCATGATCTTTAGAGCGTGCTTCCTGTCTTTTGCCCGTATCTCTTTACCAACATAAACCATATCGTCAACAATCACTTCAATATCAAAAATTTTGTGGTGGGACATTGCCTGTAAATAATCCTTGAGCTTGATCTTTTGCACTTTGCCTCATGTTTTCCCTGTCTCTTTCCATAATAGCATTTATCTCTGCAACATTGATTTGTGCGCCGTATTTAGCTTGCATTTCTACAACTTTAACTTTGAGCTGTGCCTCTTCAATGTCTCTTTGTCTGTCATCGTCCATGATAATCTTCATTCTATCTGTTTCAGCGTCAATCATAGCCTTCTGAGCAGTAACCTGTGCCTTCTGCATCTCTGCTTGAGCAAGCATTTCCTCTGGTGAAGGCTTACTATCTTCTTGTTGTTGCGGTGGCATTGGTGGAACTTCTGTATTTATGAAAGATGATGAGTCTTTAAAACCAGCCATTTCTATCATTTTGGTTAAAGTATTAGCATATTGTTGTAATGACACCAATGGGTTCTGAGGTCCTAACAATTGCATGATTTGCTCTTGTTTTTGCGCTACATTCTGTAGAACTGAGAACTTTTCTTGGTCTGAAGACTTGGATATAGCTACATTTACCACGATATCCTTGTCATTATCCCAATATCTTGGATCTACTGGTACGAATTTGTTGTTTAATCTGTACACATCTTGCGCATTTTGGTGTTTTATCACCAGGTTATTAACAGTCTTGAACATGTCTTTGAGTCCGCCTTCTGCAAAATGTCTGCATATCAGCTCTACTCTTCCTTGTGCGCCACTCATAGTAGCCGATACAGCTTGTGAGGTGCTAGATTGTAGAGCGTCTGCGTTGAGGCCAGCTGATGCTTTGGATACGCCTGTTCTATTTTCCTTGGCTTCGTCCAAATACCCTAATACTGGGAACGCTTCTTTACCTACAAACGGCACAGCAAATGGTTGTACCATTCCTGGCGCACGCATCCTAATAGGTTGCCCTATGTCGGTGTTTAGTACATCGTCGATGTTTACTTGTCCTTCAACAATACCCATGCGTGGGAAGATTGAATGACCTAGCGAGTCTAACGTATCACGCATAATTTGTGACTTAGCTGCTTGTATTGGTTTTAGGTAATCAGCAGGACATGATCCTATTGCTGTGTGTGGTTCTGGATCTGGACAGAACATACATATTGGTAGCTCGTCCCAAGGCTCTACGTTGACAACATGTATACCGTTGCCGATAGTGCAAACCCTAACTCTTTCGTCTATGCCGTCCCCGTCATAATCATAAAATAAGTAATGCTCTACATACAAAACATCTTTACCGCCTGAATCCGCGCGGTTTGGATATACCATATTATCAAATGGGTTTCTTGCTTCTATCTCTTCGTATGCTTCTGGATCTACCGCGCTTCCGCCGTAGCCAGCATGTTGTTCTACTTCCTCTTGGTCGTAACCCATTGCAACTAAATCAGATACAGACTTAATCATTCTGTGAGCAACATAAGACGAAGACTCAAGATCCCGCGCGTGCCTGGATAGCAATACTTCTTCTGGCGGTATAGCTTCTATACACACCTGGTTCTTTTCTTTTAATCTTCTAATTGTAAGATCATAACTTGCTGGTATTTCTTGGGTGATCTCTTCACCGCTTACAGGGTCAACCATAGTCATGCTTTCCATCGTGACCGACTCTTCTACAATCTCTACGTCTTTGTCTATGATTAATGCTTGGTAGGATTGTGGATCTAAGTTTGTGTATTCGTGCGTGGTAGCAACAATGCTGTCATCCCAGAATACTTTTACAAAACCAGTCTTTCTAACGAGCGCATCTTTAAACGCATCATACAAAACTTGGAAACCGTTATTTTTTTGTTGGATAATATAATTAATATAATCAGTTTGCTGTTCGGCAAGTTGGATATCTTCTGGACCTTTAGGCACAAACTCTACAACTTTTTTAGTGCCAAAGAATGTACGCATGATAGACGGCAACATAAACAATATGCTTTCTCTAACATCGGTAGATATAAACTCTGATTGTAAGGAGCTAGTTCCCTCTGGCGCGTCGCCTAAATAATATTCAGTTGATTCAGCTCTGTCCGCACCAACCATGTGTATAAAATCACTAGCATCGTCCATCTCTGATTTAAGAACGCCTGTTAGAGTTTCTATGTTATTGTCATCTATATCTTTTGCCATAAATTATCCTATTCTGATTATCCTAGACTTCAGTGGTTTCTTGAAATTATAACCTAAAAAGTTAACGCTTCCACCAAAACTTGCAGCGGAGGATGCCATGGTCAACGCGAGCGCATCCGCCTTGTCGGGTGATTTAATTCCGCGCTTGCGCATTTCGTCTTTACTTTCTATTTTTATTTTACCAGTAGACGTATATTTATAAAGCGGTGCAGCGAGTTCTGCGACTAGCTCGTCATCTTGTGGCAATCTGCAATCACGTTGCGTTAGCCAGTCTTTAATTGCAAACCATAATTCCGCGCGCAAGTTTAAATAATTTTTTTTGCTAGAGGGCGCTTCAGCAACATTGACTCCGCGCACGGGTAAATTTTGTTCAGCTAGTCTATCCACCACGCCTGCGCCAAGTCCAATTACATCTATCAATATTTCTTGTGGTCTTTCAATCGCAGTACATTCATCAAATTTATTTTTAATCACTCCACACAACTGCATAAGATCCATAGACTTAAACGACTTGATACTCATTACATGGTTACCTTGCCTAATACATAGCGCAGAGTTATCACCGCCGAATCGCGCTACATCTAATCCCCATATAATCGGTGCGTTAGCAGTTAGCGACACATCCCTATCAATCGCTGACTTAACCAATCCCATTGGTATTACCGTATCATCATCAGCCGATGGAAACTCGCCCATCACCTCCACGCGCGCGACGGTGGAATCCTCGCCGTACTGCTCAATCATGGTTTGGAATAGCTTTTGGTCTGTGCCTTCAACAGTTCGTGAGTCTATCTGCTCGTTCTTCCAGAAGGATTGTTTAGAGTTAAAGCTATCGTAGAATGGCCCTGTGTTTCGGCGCGGGTTGGAGAAAGTAAACCAGTAGCGGTCGCGCGTGGGTTCGGAGAAGAAACCTTCAGAGACGGAGTAGATAGGCGCGGGGATACCCGATGCTTCATCCATAATCAAACATACGCCGTATGATGAGTGAATACCCGCGAAGGCGTCTGGATTCTCTTCGCTCCATAACTGCGCTTGCGCGTAGTAGTAACCAGTATCTATCTTGAGGTCATTAATCAGCGCATCTTCAAACCATTGTGCGGGTTTTATCGTGGTGGCGGTCTTAGTAAACCAATGAGAGTTTATAGACAGCGTGAGCCACTTACCTAGCTCTGCCCATGTTCTTGATCTGAGCTGTTGTTCGGTGTTAGCGGTTACGATTATGGTTGACCCCAAGCGCGTGGAGAGCATCCATAGAATGATCCATGCAACTAAAGCAGATTTACCAATACCACGACCTGATGCTACGGCTAGTCTAAACATCTCTGGTAAATCTAATACATTGTTACGCTCAATGTGTATTGCCATTTCCCGTAAAATTTTTTCTTGCCACTTTCTTGGTCCTTTAAAGTCTTCAAGGGGGGTGTCTTTCTGTCCCCATGGGAAGACATACTTAACAAAGTTTACTGGGTTGTCTTTGATTGGTCCTGACCATAGTTCGGTCATCAGTTCTTTTTCTAGTTTTACGCCGTATTTCATATTAAAAAAAAATTAAAAAATTTTAGTTGAGTAGTTATACATATATCACCACCGCCACACAATCAAAGGGGGGGGTTAAATGCGATTTATTAAGAGCTTGCATTAGTTAAAAAGGGAGTTTTAAAAAACTATGCCCACATTTAACCCCGTTAATCATTCGCGCCCTCGCCCTCGACC